ACAATCTTTCTACTCCAAGCGAAGCCTGCATCACCTCCCCAACCATTCCACGCTTGCCAGCCTTTACCCTGCTCATCCCAAGTCTCACCTTGTTTATCTACCTCGTGTCTTGTGAAGTAGTTAAGCATCCTACGGACTGTTTCAGGGCTTAGGTCTTTACCTGCCTTGAGGTCACGAGCGCGAGCGATACCAACATCGGTCATTCCACGCTGTGAGGGTGGCTTTGATGCTCGCACTTCTAAAGCTCGCTCTGCCGCCTCACGAGCTCCTTGGGGGGGTGAGAAGTCTATATGACTATATTTCTGAGGAGCTAAAGCTTCAGCTTTTTTCTCGGTTCTTTGTGGGTGGCCTTTTGGTAAAAGGTCGAGATCTGTATTGTAACTCTTCTTGCGTTGGCCAGTTCCCACCAGTTTTAGAAACGTTTTGACACGAGCTAAAGCCCATTGATTACGTGTCATACCTGGACGGTGAGAAACTGAGAAAGCACCAGCGCCACGTCTAAACACTGCTTTGAGCATTCCCATATCAACGCGGCGGCTTGTTTTTTTGTATTTGCCGTTATGCTCATCTCTCATATTTTCGAGAGCTTTTACGGCCTTCTCACCTATCTCTATTCCACCTCTGCCACCACTAGCAGACCCCTTAGGATTAGTCTGACTTCCTGTCACCCTATCTTTTTTGGGCGCTGGTGTTTGGGCTTTGGTGCGTTTCTTGATCGCTTTAACCATTAGTCTTAGCCCTCCTTCGAGCAATGAGCTGTTCACTGAGAGCAGCTATACCACCACCACCACCACTAGCCGCGATTCGTGTCATGGGTGAGCGTTGTGCATCCTCAGGCAGATCACCAGCGCCAAGACGCTCACGTAAAGCGCGTTCTAGTTCATCGTCAGGAGTTAATAAGCCTGACTGCACAAGGCCAGGAAGCATCCCCATAGAGTCTGCGAGATCATCTGTATCAAGCCCTGTATGAGTAAGTTTAGGTAATTTACTAGGGTCAATAGCGCCATAATTCCACCTGATGAGCCGACCAATAGTCCCGCCTCCTCGTCGATCAATCCCGCTCACCTGAGCCGACACAATATCACAGAGGTTAATAGCGGCTCTTCTAAATACGCTTAAGTGTATTTCACCCACTGACCTAGCGCCAGTCTCGGTATTCCCAAGGTCTGCAAACTGAGTGAGGAAAGCAGAGGCTATTTGAGAATCACATTTAGTTATGATGTTAATGGGGCCATCTGCATATAGATTAGGGGTGGCTGCATATTGCTCAAACTTTACAGCCGCGTTCTCAACTAGATAACTCTGCTCAGCAGATAGGAAAGCCTGAGCTTGTCCTTCTGCATCATCAATCATAGCGTCAATATCACCATCAGTAAGACCAATTGATTCGGCTTGTGATCTATCTACAACGACTTTTGGAGTAGGCACCGCCCAACGATCCAAACCTACACACATGAGGTTAGCGACTCTTTGCTTAGTTCGCCACCACCACCAGCAAGGTCGAAGCATTCCGACTCCCTCAAAGTTGGAACCGGTTTTATTGAGCGTGAGGAGTAGTAATTTGTTAGATGGGATAGGCTCAGGTATTTTGGTTAAACCAACTGCATTCTGAATAACCCCATCCAGCTGCTGATTATCTCGGCTGAGCCAGCGCTGATGTGCGCTCGGTTCTCTGTCTGCATAATGACTGAGCCACACTTTGAGCTTACCTGTGCTGTCAGGCCCCACTTTGTAGCATTCCTCAGCGTACCGATAACCCAGCGGTATGAACTCCCAAAGGTAAGAGAGTTGATCTTCCCAACTAACCGACATCTGACCTGAGTATCCATCAAACCCCCAACACTCATTGGCATATCTCGCGAGTTCCTCACTCACTAGATCACCCTCAACACCTGGGACAAATCGCCATGATGCAGAGAGTAGAGTTTGTCTTAGCATGTGCCAAGAGCGTCTGACTACCGGGTCGGTTCTTAGCATCTCCTCTGCTTCTTGTACCCAATTGAGTCCTGTTAATTGAGCATTCTGCTCTTTGCCAGTAATAACCCCACCGCTGAGTTGGGTGCCCGATATGCCTCGTTGTTTGAAGCGTGGCGCTTTAGCTCTGAGATGTCGCGGTTCACGCTCATCATCGTGTTTATGCATAGCTCACTCCAAGCTGATGGGGTTTATTTGCCTTTCTCCACTTGGAGCTCTTATTAACACTCAATTATATCTATAGATGATACTTGACTATTTGTCTAGTTTCTCATTTTGACCTAGGCAGCCACTCGTCTACAGTAGGATGCAAGACAACTTGTGAAGCTTCTTTAGTTTGGATGGGAGACTCTCCGGCGAAGATAGACAGCTTATCAATCATCGCTTGTTGAAGCTCGTTGATCTGCTCACGTAATAACTGCATTTGTATTTGTGAGTCTCTGAGTCTAGCAATGAGCGCCTCTCTGTCTGAATTAGCTGAAGCTAATTTATCTTTGAGTTCTTCAACTTCAGATGGATCTCTACCGGAGGCTATAGCCATCATTGAAGAGATGCTACCTGTAATCATTCCAAGAATGCCAACGAGGACATCGCGGTTCTTCTCTACTATCTCTACATAGGTTAGGAAGAGGATGAGGAAGACTACTAGCACCATAAAGAATACAGAGAACCACCAACCACGCTTAGCTTTAATCTCAGACGTTAACTCGCGCTCGGTTCGTTTCTTCTCAGTCGGTTTCTTATTTTCCATTGATAAACTCCAAGATTGTTTTGATAGCAGGTTTATTTGAGATCCAAGGCCACATCAAACACAGTATATAGATGAACTCGATAATTAGTATTCGAGGGATGAGCCACCAAACCCACTCTAATATTTTTCTATCGCGCGCTCTACTCCTCACCTTCTTAGGGCCGCCTAGACGCTTAACCTTCTCTGAGCTGGGTGGGGGTTGGAGGCTCTGAATAGTTGACCCAACTGCAAACAATGAAACAGGCTCAGCCACCCCTTTGAATCGATACAAGCCAACGCATACATAGCGCGTACCTTTGGGTGTATGTGCATTTGTCCTGCCTTGTATTGCGCTCATAGCTTCCGAGGTTAGGAGCACTTGACCAGCTGTGCAAACGCTCATAGTTCGAGCGGCCACATTTTTAGCTATGCCTTCAAGCTCAATCGGTTTAGCGCCTCCTAGTGTGTCTAGTTCTGACTGTGTAACCTCTGCCACAACCCCCACATGCACACCAATCCTGGTAGTTAATTTAACTCGTGGCGGGATGGTTGATTGATACGTGAGAGCAAAGTTGACGGCATCAATAGTGCGCTCAAATGAGAGCAAGAAACCATCTGATCTATCTATTTCTCTGCCCTCAAAACGATACATTAAAGAGCGGGTGAGGCGGTCATGATACTGCAACCACTCAGCCGCTTTCATGGCTCCGGCCCTCTGTACAAAGGCAGTTGAGCCTATGAGGTCGAGTAATACTATTGCTAATCGTCTTTCTTTAATCTCCATGGCAGTACCTCCACTCCATGCTTTAGAAGGTAAGAGACTCCGGCCTCACCCTCTAGTGAGGGTGAGTACACTCGTACTATACCTGCATGGTGGATGAGTTTAGCGCAATTCAAACAAGGATCGCGAGTAACTGCTAGTGAAGCGTTAAGGGTAGAAGCTCCCAGCCTAGCCGCGTTACATAGCGCGTTAGCCTCGGCATGGTGGCAGCCTATTTCTACTGATGTACCTGAGATGATATTGAGGTTATCTCTAGTGCAAGTGTGATCACCACACAAATCACCCCCACCCCGTGGCGCTCCATTGTACCCATCTGCAATAATAGCCCAGCTCTCACCATTGAAGATAACAGCTCCCACCTGACCTCGTGGGCAAGGTGAGCTTTTAGCTAAGAGCTTAGCTTGCTCGATCCTAAGCTTGATGTGTTTATTCATAGGTGATACTTTCCCCAATGATAAGCGAGTTACTAGCTCAATAACAGAGCGCCAAGGGATGTTGGGTACTTCTCTAGTAACTCTGACTGTATAGCCTGGGCCACTTCGGTGGCTTCAGGCTGTGCATGTTCATCTAACCTGAGTTTGAGGAACTTGGCCCAATTCAGCAGGTTTCCGCTCATCCAAAAGCTAGTGTACATTGATTGAGGAAGTACGGCGCGCGCTTGCTCCCTAGATGCACCTTGATCTAAGAGGGTGTTGTAAAAAGATAGGCAGACCTGAGTGTGATCTTTGATCAATCTAGTAAACTCTGCAGATCTCGGGATATTGATGGGGAGAGAGCATTGTAGATTAGTCTCAGCTTGTTTGCGTAGTGAACGCGGGATATAAAACTCAATATCTTTTGAGGTGTATCGTCTGCTGATCTCGTTATAAGAAAAGGTCCGGTGGCGCTGTATCTGCCTGGCTATGAACAAAGGACAGGTAATCAAAAAGGTGGCACTGATGTGCTCAAAAGGTGAGGTGTGGCGATTAATCGCTAAGTAGTTAATTAAGGACTCATCACGCTGTGTCATCTCACTTTGAGTAGTCATCTTGGCGAAACTCACGCGAGCTGCTAACGCTGGTGTGTTGTCGTCTCCCATCGATTGAATGAGCCTGACTTCTCCAATGCTATCATCATAAATATTCAAAACTGTCTCCTCTTTGATGAACCGATTCTTACTCTTCGGCCTGTATTCGTGGTGGGGGTTCGTTGGTATTGCCTACGGTCTACGTCGGTATCATTCCAATTCCACGTGATGCAATCATAGCGCAGCGCGTCCAAGGGGTCTTCTCGCCCATCCTTTTTAGGCTGCTCTTTATTGTCCCAAGCATAGCTCATAATGGCTTTATGTAGGCTGTTACCTGTAGCGCGTTCACCTGCGGCCCATACTTCTCTAGTGATGAGGTATTGCCGACGACTAAAAGCACGCTTCAAGCGTTGGATGCCGTTAAGTACATCTGTTCGGATTGGGTCTGTGTTTGACCTCAATGGTAAGCCTAAGCCGTTGGGGGGTGTTCCTCGAATCGCCCTAAATGCCGACCTTCCTGTTTGATCATTGCGCGCTTTGCCTGCCTTGTCAGCGGCTCCATTGTCTAGCCAAATCCTCTCACCGGGCGCTGAGCTCTGCAGCGCACGAGGCCAAGCTACTGAGAGGATGAGTTGGGCGAGCTGTTTGACCGTGACCTCTGCAGGGTTAAACTCAGCACAGATGACATCAGCGTTGAGCTCCTCATCATGGGCGAGGATGATCACCGACGGTTTACGGAATCCCCAGTCAATAGCAATCCGAGCGCTCATAGTTGGCTCATACTTCCATCCATCGATGACCATCGTTGAAGGGTCGAACTCAGAATAGACCAAGCCGCTTGGAGGCTTTGGCTTATTCATGACCATGGCCTCACGCTCTGCCTCCGGAAGTAACTTAGTGGCCTCAAACCACTCATCGCTGAGATTCGATTGATTGACGTATGACGTATAGAGCTTAGGTTCACAGCCTGATGTCTCGGCTAAGCGACACCACCAAGCATCAGCTACAGGCAGACCAACGAGGATCATGATGGGTGATGGTCCTGAGCGCAAGCGACCCAACGCTTTATGAGCAACCTCCTCATCGAGCGTCTGACACTCATCGACCAAGCAACACCCTGATGTGATGTTCAAGCCCTCAAGAGGGTTGTGAGTTGTGTCACGCGTACCAGGTCGGAAGTAGGACCGACACCACACAGTTGAGCCTGTTG